AATATCAGATGTGGATGGTAAGCCTGTCAATGTCCACCTGACTGACCTGACGCGGGACGGTAAGAAGAACGAAGCCGCTAGCCCGATAAAGCGGGTGATGGCCGGCAAACTGCCAGAAGGGTGTGCCATTCGGATCTGGGATGCTGCCTCGGTCATGGGTATTGCAGAGGGGATCGAGACGGCCATGGCAGCGGCAATCATGTTTAAGATGCCGGTCTGGGCGGCCATCAATGGTGCGCTGCTGGCAAAGTGGGTGCCGCCTGAAGAGGCGCGGACAATTCATATTTTTGGGGATAATGACCTCAACTTCACCGGCCAGTCGAAGGCATTCGCGCTGGCGAACAGGATCTCGGTGCAGTACAAGCGCGAAGTGGTAGTCAGGATTCCAGATATTATCGGGCAGGACTGGAACGATGTTTTACGGGGGCAAGAATGATCACGTTCAAACTATCGCGGGTTGAAATTGAATTTGCATCTTATGTAGGGATGCAGCGGCTCTCAGAGCGCATGTTTGTTAGCGGCAAGCATGCCCATGGGGCAGACGGAAGTAAGGGCCTGTTCGATACGAATCTAAGCGGCGCGATCGGCGAATATGCTGTTTGCAAATATTTGGACTGCAATTGGTCTCAGCAACCTGACAACATGAAGGTGCCTGATGTAGGTGGCATGGTCGAAGTCCGATCGACACCGCACTCTGACGGCCCCCTGCGTCTGCATGATAAAGACCCTGACCAGTTGCCGTTTGCTTTGGCCCTGACCCATGAACTGCCGATAGTCCATTTGGTAGGGTGGATCATTTGCAAGGACGGTAAGCTGCCTGAGTATTTTTCCGATCGGTGGAACAATAAGCGGCCAGCGTACTGGGTGCCGCAAGATAAACTGATGCCGATGCATCACCTGAAAACTCGGTATCGGGAATGGTGGTATAGGAAATCTGGTGGCGGGCAGGAGTAGATGCCCAATGGTCATGCAGTTTGACAAACTATTAAGTTTGTGTTAGGTTTACAAATCAAATACGGAAATGCAAAAACGCTAGTAAAATCAATGGTTATGAGGTAATATGCATAATGTCTGAAGTGATTTACACCAAACTGGAGCTGAACCCAGCAAAAACTTTTATTACCGGCATCTGGTGCGATGGCGTGTACTTCTCGGCTGAACCACCATTAAAGGCCACCCCAGAAAACGAGCAGTGGGTTCGTACCGAGACTGCCAAACTAGCAGAGGTCCATGAGGACTGTATCCTATGGCGTCTGGAGCGGCAAATAGAGCTGAAGCAAGAGGCTAAGTACAAAAAGTACCGTATTGATCTGGAGAATGAGCGGCGGGAAAGGCAGGCTTATGAAATCCTGAAGCGGGCAAGCCGGGACGAGATTAGGGACGAGGCACGGTATATCAATGATGCGTGGGCTAAGGCAGCGCAATACAAGGCGGCACCCAGTGTGCGTGATTTTGAACGAGATCGGAAGATGCTGTTTGAGGTGTCCGTTAAAGGCAGGACGCACAAAGATGTTGCCGCCAAGTTTGGCATATCCAGCTCTAGGGTCAGTCAGGTCATAGCGCGGCAGCAACGCCGGGATCATCGGTTCTGGGTCTCTCGATATCAGAACCATGAGGCAGAAGGGCAAGTGCAGGAACCTGAACCAGAGGCCGCAGATCAAGGCATTGGGACGGACTGGACACCAGAGACGCAATACCGAGAATTTGAATTGTTAAGGGAAACAGCATAATGGCCAAGAAACCCAAAGGCGATATCATCCCCTTCGAAGAGAAAATAGGTATTACGCCTAAAGTTGTACGACCAAAGTATATATTCGGCAGGCCAACCAAATACCAACCTGACTGGATGCTAGACAAGATCATCGACCTTGGCATCACTGGTGCCAGTAGGGCTAAGATCGCCCTGACCCTTGGCATCAACTATGATACTTTAGTCGAATGGGAGCGCAGATACCCAGACTTTTCCGAAGCCCTTAAAATGGCAAAGCTCGGAGCGCAGGTCTGGTTCGAAGAGGTATTGCAGTCAGCAATCCTTGGGGAGGGAGATGTCCCGGCGGCATTGTTGATCTTCGCCCTGAAGAGCAGGTTTGCCACAGAGTACCGAGAGGTCAAGCACACCGAGATCTCTGGGGTCAATGGAGATCCACTAGAGGTCAAGGCGATCTCAATCGATGCCAGTACGCTGGACCCAGAGCAGAGAGAGCTGGTTAAGCAGGCATTGCTAGCGGCCAAGAGCGCGGCACACAAACAGCCGATCACAATTGATAATGAACCTAATGAGGATGATTGATATGACAACGCGAGAGCACGTTATTGAATGCGCCAAGGACTGGATGGGTCTAGTGTCAGAGGCAACCAAGTGGGGGCAATACAACCCCGACCTGTTCGAGGGCACTAGAGAGCGCATGGATGTCCTGAACGCCTGTGTGGATCTTGCTTATAGCCGTACCAGAGAAGCACTAGTGGCATATTCCGCAATGCGGGAGGCTGAGGTCAGAGCGCATGAGCGCATGCTGGCAACGATCGAGGAGACATTGCAGGAAGGGGCGGCCCAATGAGCATAGTTGTAGTAGGGCAGAACACAGAGACCCGCGAACAACTTCTGGATAGGGCAACCAAGCAAAGGGTAATGCTGGCCCATATGCGGGCAGACATGATCAAACTGGAGCTTTACCGGGATAGAGTGGAGGCGGTAGAAGAGACAAGCCGCGCATTGAAGAAAGAGAACAACCGGCTGGCATCAACTGTTGGTCGGCTTAATAAGAAGATAGAGAAGCTCACAGGCAAGGTAGAGAAGAAGGCGGTAAAGGGTGCAAAGCAGAATAGTGAAGCGGCTCAGTCCGACGATCGAAGTGATGACACCGCTGGGGCTGGCGGATGCGGAGTTCCTGATTGAGTGTGGGGACGAGGCGCATATCCAGTGGGTGTGCTGGATCAGGAAGACAGGGGAATGCTGGACTTTTGTTAACCCTGAGATCCGAAAATCCTTGAATATGACGATGCAAAGGGATACAATTTCCCCGTTCAGTGAATCAATAATGAATCGATATAAGGGGTTTAAGAAATGACAGAAATGCCTGAGTTTATCGCCGGGGAAAGGGCGAAGGTCATCTTCCGCATATGTCAAGAAGACGGTGCAGTCATCACCATGGAGACCTGTCTCAAACTTGCCCGGCTGTGGTCACAGTCAGACGTATACAAGCGCGGCATCATGATAGATATTTTGAGGCAGTACGATGACAAACAAAACTCTTGATCTGGAACTGGCCGAGTTCATCCGCAATCTCGAAACGCATGTGACCGACAGTCACCTTGCCAAGGTGATGCGGAGCTGTTCGCGCACACTAGAGCGGCAACACACCGAGCTGACACATTTGTATAGAGAGAACGACCAGTTGCGTGAGCGTCTTGCTAATGCACAGCAAGGGCTGATCGATGCAAGGGATGCTATCTTGAGACTGAGGGGGGAGTGATGGAAATCATTCAACAACTGCGCGGTTCACATTGGGTTGACGCATCTGAGCGGCTTAGGCTGGTAAACCTTGCCGCTGACGAGATTGAACGGTTGCGGAAAGACAAAGCACAGTTGATAGAGGCTTTAACTATTGCTGCCGATGGTTTTATGGATTCCGGTGAAGAAGACTTGGAAGACATGTGTCGCGCCGTCATCGCCAAAGCAACAGGAGGCAAGTGATGGCAATTATTTATGTGCTGATTATCGTAACGAGCGTAAACGGCGGGGCCACGGTTTCCACCCAAGAGTTTACGTCAGAGGAAAAATGCGAGACCGCACGGTCTTTTGTCATGAACAGTCAAAAGACACCATTTGGATATCGCATCCTCGGCACGGCATGCGTGAAGAAATAACAGGAGGTGAGTGATGGACAATATAATCCTTTGTGCAATTTGTGTTTTAATCGGCTGTGTTTTGGCAAAGAGGTGAGTGATGTTTGAAGTGGCATGTGAATTAGAAAACAAAACAGATGCAGAAGTCACGGTGCATTTGTCTATACCGCAAGCGGCTAAACCAAGTGTTATCGTATTAAAGCCCAAAGAACTGGTAAGCGTGTTTGTTGGACCTGACGGGTCTGCACCTAAAATAACCATCGCCAAAGCAGCAGGAGGTGAGTGATGGACATTGTTAAACGGTTAAAGGCAAAGCCGCCAAAAGGGTTTGTGACATCCCCTTTGATGATTGAAGCCGCCACCGAGATTGAACGGTTGCGGGAGGCGTTGCAAGCGGTTGTGAACGCGCACGGCACAGGCCAAGGCATCGGCGCACAAGGTGTTGGCGGTTGGATGGATCAGGCGCGGCAGGCGTTGGAGCAGATTAAGCATTCGGGGGATGAGTGATGACAAGGATTGAATTGACTGATCTGGAACGGAAGAAGTTGGCGGATGCTGGCCGTGGGTTCATGGCCAAGCACCGATCGGCACAGGAGATTGAGATCGCCGAGCTGAAGAACGCACTGGCACTGGCCCGGCAGAAGAAGACTTTGCGGGATGAGTTTGCGATGGCGGCGTTGATTTCATATCTTGTTACCGCTGAAAATTACTCGGATGCCGCTAAGTTTTCGTATGAGTTTGCGGATGCAATGATGAAAGAGCGCATGAAATGACTAGGGGGCGCAAGAAGGGGTCGTATTCCAAATGGTCTCCAGAGAGGGTCTCACAGATCGTCGAGATGGCAAAGACAGGTATGTCATACAGCGAGATCGGTGCCACTATGGGCGAACAAGGATATGTCATCCGAAATTTGCTCAAACGGTATGGCGTTTACGTCACCCGCAAAGATGTGGGGCAATCTCGGTGGCAACCGATTGAGACCGCTCCAAGGAACGGGTCAACCATCATTGTCTACGAGCCGGGATTTTACCAGACTGCGGCATGGACTGGCGGCGGGTGGACTAATGCATCTAATAGTTGGTTGGGTGACGTAACGCACTGGATGCCATTGCCAAAACCGCCTAAAGAATAACGAGTTTGCCGCTCTGCCGGGGTCTTATCCAGATAAGCCCATCACGACCGGCATCGGCATTGGATCTGGATACGGCTGGGCTTTCCCGGTTGTCGCGATGCCAGACCTGTTACCGCAATGCGTGAGCGGTAGCATTAACACAAGGGGGATACCATGAAGAAGACCAAGACCGAGGCCGAGCGGGATCTGCTGGCAAAGAACCACAAGCGGCTGAACAAAGAGATCCAAGGCCTGCTTGACGAGAATAAGGACCTGCGTAAGCGGCTGGTCGAGGCGAAAGAACGAGCGGCGGACCTGCATATTGAGTTAGATAACAAACACGCTGACGATCGCCGGCACTTCGCCACCACAGCCCTGCATTCGCTGATACAGGACGCTGAATCATACAAGACCCCTGACCAGATCGCCGCACAGGCATGGGCACTGGGTGATGCGATGATGAGGGCTAAGTGATGGACTGGCAACCTATTGAAACCGCACCGAAGGATGGGACGCTTGTTCTCGTCTATAATACTTTAAACAATGGAACCATAACTTCTATTCATGGCAAAATAGCAGTTGCCCGATACTGTTACCAACATGATGGTTTAGAAGAGAGCCTTTGGGAATACGGCACATACTATTCTGAAAATTCGAAAGACAATCAGGGCGCATACCTTATTAGTGCGACTCACTGGATGCCGTTACCGAAGCCGCCAGAGGAGAGCAAGTGATGAGGCAATTCAGTATCCACCCAGATGATGTGCGGCCAATGGTGCACATTGTCATCATGTACACAATTGTGGTTGCAGTGTGCTTTTTGGTGGCATGGTGAACAACGACCCTATCTATTTCCTCACCAACTATGGTCAGTGCCGGCTCGACAAGTGCATGTGCATTGACCGTGATAACCCACGCTTTGAAGGTGCATGGGGTGGTCTGGCGTGTCCAGATTGGGTTGCAAACGGTTCGCAAGACCTCCATTCTATGATAGAGAGGGCAAAATTAACTTATATGGCGAACAAAAATGATGAACGCACCCGTAATACTCAAGGGGCTTGATGGTGTCAGGTACGATGCCGACAAGAGCCTGATCGACATTGATAGGCAGGACTGCGAAGATTCCCTGTATGCATTTCTAGCAGGGGCATGGAAGACCATTGACCCATCGGGATTCACCGAGGGATGGCCGATCGAGGCTATTGCAGAACACTTACAGGCAGTGGTTGATGGCGACCTGAAGCGGCTGATCATTAATATCCCGCCGCGCATGGGGAAGAGTTCCATCACCTCGGTGGCATTCCCTGCGTGGACATGGGCGCAATCTATCAACAGCGCAACCTCTGGCCCCGGCGTTCAGTTCCTGCATGCGTCATACGCACAGAGCCTGTCGTTGCGTGATTCGGTTAAGTGCCGCCGCTTGATCACAAGCCCATGGTATCGGGAACGGTGGGGCGATCGGTATGCGTTGACAGGGGATCAGAATGCTAAAACGAGGTTCGACAATAATAAGGGTGGATCTCGACTTTCTACATCGGTTGGGTCCGCGCTTACGGGCGAAGGTGGTTCAATCATTGTTGTCGATGACCCAAACGCCGCACAAGAGGCTTTCAGTGAGGCTACAATTGAAAGCACCATCGAGTGGTGGGACAATGCGCTCTCGACGCGACTCAACGACCCTAAGACTGGAGCGTTTGTTGTTATCCAGCAGAGACTGTCTGAGGAAGACCTCACGGGGCACATACTGTCCAAGGATGTAGGCGACTGGTGCCACCTGATGCTGCCGATGCGTTACGAGAAGGACCGCGCCTTTGTAAACACCTATGGTTGGGAAGATCCTCGGCAGGAGGAGGGCGAGCTGCTGTGGGAAGAGCGCATGGGGGAAAAGGAAGTCGGCCTATTGGAACGGCAACTGGGCCCGTGGGGCGCAGCAGGACAGCTCCAGCAGAGGCCTGAACCAAAGGGCGGCGGTATCATCAAGCGCGACTGGTGGACGCTCTGGGACCAACAGAACTTTCCGC